ATAGTTTATATGTTTCTGGGTCTCTTACGAATAATTGGTCACCATATTTGACTGTATTTCTAAAAATTCTAAAAATACGTTGATTCATTTTATTCATTGAACACCACTGACGTAGTGATTTTTGAAGAACTTCGTTTTCAGTAAACGATGGGTCATCATTGTATTGAATGTTAAATGGTAGTTTAGTAGTTTCACTAAACAACGTGGAAAATTCTGCGATTGTGTCTAACGCCGCATTAACTTCTGAATCCATGTCCATTTGGTCATATTGCCCATATCTTTGGGCTCTATTGGGTTGTCCCATATAGACTTCTGGTAGCCAACTGCTATATTTTGAACTCGAAGCATTGTTTGATGCTGGTCCAGATTCTACGGATGGGCGCGGAACACCATCATATGTTTTAAAGTACTTTTTCCAAGTCATAATTTTATCCTAATTCTATTTATATTAACATATCCTGTGTTCATTGTCAACCCTATCCTATATCTAATTCTCACCCAACTGATTTAAAAGTTGTTGAAGTGCGCCCAACGTCTTGTCTAGAGTTAATTTGAGTGAATCATCTAAGGCATTTCTATTATCAGGATTAAGCGCCCGAGTATTAAGCAGTGTTTGTACAACTGATTCAAACTCTAATTTTCGTGCTTCAATATCAGTTTTTGTGAGTTTGTCCTTATTATCTGTAAGTTGCTTAATCATGGCAGCACTTTTGTTAGCAAATGCATCTACTGAATCTTGATTTTTTGTACGGTTGGTGGTGCCTGCCGATTGATTTGTGAACTCAGATGCAGTTATTATATCGGCATTATCTGCATTGCCAAGTGATAATATTGTTCCCGAAACCTCAGCAACTTTCAACATCTGTCTTGCAAACCAACTTAGTGTTCTATCAGTTGTAGTTCCTACATTATTCATAGTATCGATTAAATTTCCACTTGCTTGTAATGAGTCTGCCGCTTGTTCGGCGAATTTTCTCTGTGTTTCTGTTAGAAGTTCCATATTTTTAGTAAATCCAGGCATAACATCGTTCATCGCTCTCTCCATCGCATTTGCGGCCTGTAGTTGTGCGTCTCTGAATTTTACAACTGCGGAATCTTCTCTACCGCCAGCAGATATACCTTTTGAGATATCAGACATATTTTGTGCTAGTTCATTCATTTGTGCCAACTGAACTAAAATTCTTTCATCTGATATTGCTAATCCTCTTGAGGCTCCTCCACTATAACGTTCTAATTCACGTGAAACAAATTCAGGCATGCTTGTTGCCATAAAACTTTGAAATTGTGAATCACCGCCATTTTGTAATTGTGCCGCGGCTTCATTAACAAATTTTATCATTTCCATTCCTAGTGGAGTCTGTGAAGTATCTTGAAATTGACTTGTCAACTGAAACATCTGGTCAGAACCTGCTCCCAATCTTGCGGCTAACAAGTCTGTTAGTGGATTATCAACACCACCCATCATTTGCATTGCATTTCTAACTGAATCTTGTGTTGCCTTATCAAGCGTTAATAACATACCCTTTTCAGCAAAGCCTAGGCTATCCTTCAACAAGTTCGCCGCGTCTTCCATTGAAATTTTTAATACATTTGAAGTTGCTTGAACATTAGACATGAAACTATCCATTCCATCTCTTAATTCTCGGTCAGACCTTCCTTGAAGTTGACCAGCGACACGTAACGTGTCTAAATAATTTCCTGCAATGCCGGCAACTTGACCGAATTCCATTGCAAATTCTTCCATTAGTCCACCTGGTCCCCTAGCCATACTATTAACAAAGTCTAACGTACTCTTTACACCCAACACGCCAACAGTTTTTGCAAAATCTTTAGTGAATTCTGCGGCCATACCAAAAGTAAATCCAGTATCACTAACTGTTTTTGCTACTGAAATGAATCCGTCATTGAGAGAATCTAATCCACCTAATAAACCTGATGTACGAAGTTCTTCTGCAAAATCAAATCTCTGTTCGAATCCGACTTTTGTAGCCTCTTGAACAGCCTCTGCCATTCCAAGAACTGAGGCTAATGCCGCCGTCATTTTTTCGTAGCCTCTTGCTTGTTTTTCACCTTCAAGTGTTTGTACTGCCTCTTCTTTACTAAGACCGGCTTGCATCAGTTGTTTTAACTGCACTTCTGCTTTTCTTTCTTCTCTGGCATTCTTTACTATTTGGTCAGTCAGTCCATCTACTCCCATTACGATACCTTGAAGACCTTTGAGATGTCTACTTAAAACGCCTTGAGTTTGAGTATTCTGGGCTTGTTCCTGCTTTTGGCCTCTAGTGACTTTGACTCCATTCTGTCTAAGTTCGTCACCAACTTTCTTAAGTTCTTTTGAAGACAGAGACCCACCACCCTTTACTGCATTGAGTAATTGAATGATTGAAGCATTTTGTGTCGAAATTTGTTTTAATGTTCCTGCAATTTTCGATGCAGTAGCCTCAGTAGACCACTGGGCAATACTGCCACTTATGCCCGAAATAAAAACATCTTGTTCGTCTGCCATGAAAACCCTCTAAATTATGTTATAAAACTACGTAGTTATTCTCAAAGATAAATAATTAAGATAGTTATGTATATACTTAATTATTAACTTATTATACTGTATTTATCAAAGGACAAACAAATGAACACCAATGAGAACCCATTATCAAAATATTTCCGTAAACCGGGAATATATGTACAAATTCCAACCGGTGGCAGATTTAATCCAGAAATAGAAAAAACTGTATTGGACGAGTTGCCTATACTTCCGATGACCGCAATTGATGAGATATCAATGCAGAATCCTGATGAACTACTTAACGGCGAGGCACTCGTAAACCTCATCAAAAGTTGTGTTCCAGCGATTCCCAATCCAAGAAATCTATGCAATGTTGATGCTGAAATGATATTTCTTGCAATCAAATATGCAACATATGGCAAAGATGTAGAACACACGCACACTTGTTCTGAATGCAAAGAGAAGGCAGATTACAACATAGATATCAATCATATTCTTGAAAAGTTTCCAGATATTACTGAAATTCCAGCAATTGAACATGAAGACCTAAAGATATTTGTAACTCCGCCAAAATTAGACAGTCTAACGAGACTGGCTCTAATTGAAGTAGAACAAGCCCGTATATTAAACAAAATCAAAGAAACAGCAGAAGGCGTTGAAGGTGATGAGGTAGAAATGGCAAAACAATTTGCTATTAGTTTCAGAAAAGTATCAAGACAGAACATAGACCTATTAATGAGTTCTATCGATAGAATCGAAACACCTACCGAAGCCATTATTGACAAAAATGTCATTATGGAGTTTATGGAAAATGTTCCAACCAACATTGTTTCTAAAGTAAACGAGGCAGTGGGTGTTGCAACACCAAATTTAAAGGACATATCAACGTTCGAATTTACTTGTGAATCATGTAGTCACAAAGAAAAAGTAACGTTTGAATTGAATCCTGTAAATTTTTCCTCGGCTGGTTAAAGACTGCCAGCGACACTGAAGTAACAGAGAGACAAGAGTCTTATAAGAAATCACTTGAATCTCTACACAAAAATCTGTACAAACTGTCTTGGTATATGCGAGGTGGCGTCAGTATATCTGAAATCCATGATATGCCCGCTAATCATATAAAATATCTAAATGAGATAGTAAGTGACAACTTTGAGTTGAGCAAATCTGCTGGCGTACCTATTTTATAAAAAATACAAAAAAAGTTACAAAAAGGGTTGACATCTCTTTTTCATTATGTTAGTATGGTCAACATAACTAATACAAATCGATTCAAAAACCATTTTTAATTCTAATACAACTCCCCCAAAGGCTAATAATGATTCTAATAAAACAATACATAGTGGAACTGTTAGTCGGGTTGCCGACTCGGGATTGAGGGCGTATATTATACATACGTTCGGATAAGTTGGGTGAACTCCGACACTGCTTCTCGTAAACCACACAGACTGTTTGTAACATAAAACATTTGTTACTCTAAAGGTAATGAATGACTAGTATTTACCGTACAGAAATGTACACACCGCTGGTAGATTAAAAATACTACCAACTTTGATTAAGTTTTATTCTATGTGGATTAATCAAAGTGCCGTTGGGTCGAAAGACGCAATACTAAGTTAAGAGGGAATCGCCAACCGACCTCGCCGTAACTAGCGGCTAACTTAGACATGGAATCTGATGAACTTGACAAGTATCAGCGATTGCCCCATGGATGGGCAATTGTGTCTTCCAAACTGACAAGCGAATAAACAATAAATAATATTTAAATGGAATAAACAAATATCAAGGAAATCTTCTTTGAGTGGAACGAAAAGAAATTTCCGAAGATATTAGGTCTTTAGACCTATTAAAATGAGAACACCATGAGTGAATGGACATATAAAAATAAAGTTGTAAATGAATTACCTGAGAATGTTGAGGGATTTGTATATCTTATTACGAATCTTACAAATAACAAAAAGTACGTAGGTAAGAAGTTAGCACGATTTAAGACTACTAAACCACCTCTTAAAGGAAGAAAGAATAAAAGACGTGGTTATAAAGAAAGTGATTGGAGAACCTATTGGGGTTCTTCTGACCATTTAAATGCGGACGTAAAAAAATTAGGTCCCGATAAATTTTCACGTGAAATTCTACACTATTGCCCGAGTCGAGGCGCATTAAGTTACGTAGAAGCCAAAGAACAGTTTGACCGTAGAGTACTTGAAACAGATGAGTACTATAATGGTATTATCAATGTACGAGTGGGAAGTTCGAAAATTCTTACTGAGTATCTAAACAGCGTTAAGAAGAAAGTATAGGCGCTAACAGCCACTGATAGATTCCTATCCCATCAATCAATAAGAAAAACATATTCTGTACAATCAGAGGCTTATCTTTAAGTATCAAAAAAACGTAGATAGCAATTATATGTCCTGTTGCAAATAAAGGAAATGCATATTTGGATTCTGGAATATTCAAAGATATTAAAGTACCAGCACATACAAACATGAATGTTGCTGACCATTTTATTTTTTCTATTGTTCGTGGGGATAACATTATTCTACTCTCTAAACCGTGATATCTATATTTAGGTAAAAGAAAAACCCTGCACCATTTCTGATACAGGGTTCTCCGCCTTACTCCTTTTTGTGCTTTTTTCAGTGGTACGTTAAGGTCTAACCCACCCACTCTCTTTAAGAGAGCAAAGCAACAAGTACCAGTGTCGATGAGAGAGGTTTAGAGGAGACATAGGCACCCGTTGATTATATAATATTAACATACTGGACTATCAAAGTCAAGCGATTTTGTAACTTTTTTTACATATTGTTCTTTTTTTCTTGGATTTCTGCTCTACGTACCTTTGTAAGTTTTCCAATATCGCCTAGTGCTTTTCTGGCACGAGCCGCTGAGGCTTTTACACCTTTTTCTTCAAACTTGGCATTTTCTGCCTGATATGTTTCAATTGCTTCCATAATTTGTGCGTCTGTACTCATATTATTACTCCTTTATTGTGGTGGTAGTTTCCTCCTCGTGAGAAAAACTTGTAAAACCATTCTCTTTTATTACATTTAGAACGCTTTCGACACGCCCTTGCAATTCGTCTTTGTGTGAAATCAAATACACACTTCTATTTCCATCCCTTGCCATCTTCTTAAGAACAGCAAGTGATGATTCGACACCATTGGTGTCCATTCCGCTATCTATCAATTCATCAACAAATAACACGTTAATTGTGCTGTATAATGACTCGAAAATGTCACGGAAACTCCAACTTAAACCTAAAATAAGTCTGTTTCTTTCACCTCTACTTAGGTTATCAAAGTCTAAATCACGACCTAATTCAGTAATTTCTACTGTTAAATCGCTCTGGAATACAACATCATGTGGTAATCCCAACTTATCTAAGTAATGTGCTAGGCGAGAATTTAAGTAACTTAAGTTCTGGTCTATAATCTTTTTACGAATAAAACTATCTTTATTAGTTAGTAGTTTCAATAAGAATTCTTGGTGTTCCTGTAAAGAAACCAACGAATTCATGTGTCCGTAGTCTACTTCTTCCAAGGCACTATCACGCATATCTTCTATTTGTTCTGCGTATGGGTCCTCAGTGTTCTTGTTTAGTTCTATTTGTTCTGCTAATTTCTCTACAGAAGATTGATGTTCGTATGCATCAGATAATGTACTATAGAACGTAGCAGGTTTTTTACCAATATCTCCAATACTTTCGATTAGAGTGTTATGTTCGGTTAACGAAGTTTCATTAGTAGACAGTTGTTCTGTCGCTTCGGTCTTCTGTGTACTTTTGTTTGTTAGTATCTCACCTTGTTTCTCATCGTGTATTTCTTGACCACACGCATGGCATTTATGTTCTTCGATTAGTTTTATTTCATTATCTAATCTTTCTATTAGTGCAGTTTGTTTTGTATTGTCAGCCTCGATACTATTAATCCAAGAAGTAGCAGTAGATTTAGCCGCCAAATTTTCATTATATGTAACTAACAAAGCATGGTTCTTTAATTCACCTTCAATGTCTACATGCGACAATGATTCAAGTGCGGACTCTAATGTTTCTAAGTCTGTTTGTTGTTTGTTACTCCAAACTTTCTGTCTACGTTCGATATCTTTAATACTTTTTAGAATACGAGCATTTGTGTCTTCTTTAGCCTTAAGTGAATATTCTTCTTCTTTGATTTGTTCTTTTGTGTTCTTTGAAATCTCTTTAAGTGCATCTGCTTTACGAGAGAGTTCTGTAATTCCTAGAAGTTCTTCGATAAGTTCACGTTGGTCACCAGCACGTAATGCCAGAAATGGCTCAGTGTATGTATTCAGTGCAACAATGTGTTTGAACATTGCATGAGAAAGACCAATGATACTCTCTACTTCAAATTGGGTCATTCGCATTTCACCTTGACCAGCATTCTCTACATCATTATCACCAAGTTCCATGCCATCACGCATGAAATGAAATACATTAGGAGAACGACCACGTTCAATGCGATATTCATTTCCGTTGTATGTGAAATCAACAGTAACCATCATGCCTTTGCCGTTAGTCTTGTTAATTAGATTGTTCTGCTTAATGTTTGTAAGTGCTTTACCATATAGTCCATACGATAACGCATTGATTAAAGTGGTCTTACCAGTTCCATTACGAGAACCATCCCCACCCAAATCGATGTTGTTACCCAAGACTAAAGTCAGTTCATCTTGGTTTAATGTTACAGCCTGAGTAACATTACCCACACTCATAAAATTTCTTATTGTTATATTCTTAATTATTAACAAACTTATACCTCTCTTGCGTACGTTCCATATTGTATCGGGTCAATCGACAATTCGTTGACATTGATATACTCTGGTTGATTGATTGCCCATACTACTAACTCTGCAATGTATTCGACATCAATCAGTTTTCTATCAGGATGTTTCTTTATCACACTTGGTGTTGTTAAACTTCCTGGTGAAATTAGTGTTGTTTTTATATTACTACCACCCATTGCTTTATAAGTTAAATCTCTATTGTAAGCCTTGAGTGCTTTCTTCTCTGTTGGGTATCTCCATGTTCTACCCTTTACACCAGTGTCAGCAGTTGACCCAATGTTTATAATATGTCCTTTTCTATCTGCTTCTTCCATAGCATTGTATACCGCTTCAACAATCATAACTTGTTGAAACTTCCAGATTGCAGAATTGTTAATGAAGATATCAAATTCGCCCTCGATATACTTCTCTGCCAATTTTTTCTGACCTTCGCTGGTATCTAATTGATACCCATTACTCCTGCTGGCTGTTTTATATTCAATATCAGGCATTGTGTCAAATAGATTACACATAGCCTCACATAAGCCATACTTTCGGCTCCCAGTAATTAGTATCTTTCTCATAAATTATTATAAATTTCAATAAGAACGTTCCTGTCAAAACTGCCAGTATCATCTAGTGATGCTAACTGCGAAACGACAATCTCGTCTATTGTTTCGAAATGTATTTCAGCACCAGTGTCGTTTTCATGTTCATTACTTTTGACTGGTACTAATGTTACATCTCGCAACTTGTATGTTTCTACAAATGTATCCTTAATAAAATTTGCTTCTTCGTAAGAAATATCTATATCTAGTGTTATTTTTACGTTTGTTTTTGGTAATAGATATTCGTCTGGTGCATCTAATAACTTTGATAGTGCAATCGTTCTGTATTTTGGTGCATCTTTCCAAGTAAAGAACTCTGGTTCTTTATCCCACTCTAAGTACATCCAACCTCTATCATCATCCCAATTGTCTGAGAAGTTATGAGGGAACGCATTACCAATATAAATTACATTGTCTTTTACTTGACGTTTGTGAAAGTGACCAGTGAATACATAATCTTGATGTTTGAACATACTGCCCTTTAGTCCACCATGGTCGGGCATTTCTATCATTGCATTGAGTTGAAATGTAGGTAATTCTAAATGAGCAAAAATGTATTTTGATTCTATTTTAGGAACTTTTTTCCATTCATCACCGACTAACCATGGAACAATAGCAACATCACCTTGTACGAGTGTGTCTCTCACTAAGACTATATTAGAAAGGTCATCAATGAATTCCATAGAATTTACATCACGGGTTTCACGATAGAATAGGTCGTGATTGCCCAAGATGACATAAACTTTTTCGAATGCTTTGCTTAGTCTACGTAGACCAGCAAGACTATATTTCATTGTTGATATGTTTAGACTTGACCTGTTGTGGTGCCAATCGCCTAAGAATATACAAGTTTCGCAATCTCTTTTCTTTGCGTCCTCGATAAACCAATCAACGAAATCTAAACAGTCTTCATTGTGTTGTTTTGCATTGTTCTTTAGACCCCAATGGATATCTGTAAAACAAGCGGCTTTCTTAAATAGGTTATTAGTCATTGTCGGCATAAATCTCTTTAATGGTTTCTGTTGGAATAGCATCGTCTGTAATTTTTGTTTTTACGACTTTCTGCCAACGCTCCTGAGATTTCATTTCGTGTGCCAGTTGTCTTGTCCAACTTGGCGCCTGCCCTGCTTTTTCGAGCAAGTCATCACGTATGCCTTGATTTTTCTTTTCTATATTAAGTACACGAGTGAATGAATTGTTCACTACTGTTGTGTAGTAAGCAAAGGGATTATCACTCTTATCTTCGTTAAATTGTAGTCCAATTTGTGCCAATTGTAGCAATGCTTGACCACGCATTTCATCAATATATGTATATCCACGCCAGTTTGACCTCTGAGAGTATCTTTCTACGAGTTTAATATACATCGTTGCCAACACGGCTGTAATTTTACCAGAACTTAAATCAAATTCTTTCTCTTTGTTGTAATGTGAAATTCCTACTTCATTAAGTTTTCCATCTACATATGTGTGATGGGTGAATGCAGGAAATGGTAATTTTACTTTGTGGTCTGCTGGTGTCTTTGGGTTTGCTTTACGACCCGGTTCATCGGGTATATGGTCAAATCCCATTACACGGAATATAATCTCGTCTTCCGTAAAAGAAGTAGGGTCAACTTCAAAATCTACCTGTTTCTTCTTTTTATCCTCATTAGCATCCCAAGCCAATTTTTGCAAACGTTTTGCTTTGTTTTGTCTTGCTTGTTCTACTGCATCAGGGATTTCTTTAGTTGAATACAGTATCATATCATGCTGGTGATGTTTATCTCTATCTTCAAACCAACAATAGTTTGACTTAGAGATATGTATCTGTTTCAACATATCCTTGTTATTTAAGTAGTTTTGTCGTCTTGCCATAGTCTATTCTCCTAATATTACAACAATTATAACATAAAAACCCAACGGTTGTCAACCATATAAACACTATATATAGTAAAAACTTCCTAGTCCAGAAACTTCGCATATAATAGAACGATAAATACTGTTATAAAGATTTAGGAGAAAAGAGTTATGGCAAGTCCATATTATACAAAACAACCAGTATACTTAGAAGACCCTAGTGGTAGATTTGATAACATTTTATCAAATAAAAGAGATTTAGGCCCAGCCGTTGTAGGTCCATCAATGACCATTCCTGGCGAGTGGGTTGAGGTGCCTGGTAATAATAGTTATAGGGCTCCAGGACAAACCTTTGATTTGGGTAGTTCACCGGGAGAGACACGCAGTAACTTAGAAATTCATGGACCTACTAGACTTAATTTTCCGTATACGCCCACTACTTCTATAATCAATAGTGCAAACTATTCGTCTTATGACTTGACACATAGTAACTTTCAACAACGTGCGTTTGATAGTCATATGAATATGGAAATCAACATAACAGCACCAATGATTGTAAGAAGTGAAGAAGAAGCATTGTATGTATATAAGGCGGCAACATGGATTAGAAGTACGATGAAGATGTCTTGGAAGAATGACGTAGACCCTGGCATGCCACCACCGATATTGCGATTTAACGCACATGGAATATATGAAGATGTGCCTTGTGTTGTTCGTGACTTTACGTGGAACTTAGACTCAGATATAGATTATATAGAAATACAAGACCCAACATCAGACAAATTCAAAGTAATGAGAGTGCCAGTTACAAATATGTTTGTATTGACCTTATCAGTTACTTACTCACCTAAGAGTATAAGAGAGAACTTTAGTGTTAAAGATTATCTTACGGGCAATTTAAAGGACAAAGGCTATGTATAAAGAAGAATCACCATGGAATAGAACAGGAATCATAGACGAAACTGTACTAGATATAATGAAAAAGAGATTTATCTATAAAGACCCATTTGATGCATATTACACGATACCTCAAGAATTTGACGAACGTCCAGATTTGTGCAGTTATAAGATGTATGGTACTGCGAAGTATTGGTGGATATTTGCCACTAGAAATGCAGATATTATAATTGACCCTATTAGAGATTTTTCTGCAGGAACCGAGATTAGAATCCCAAGCAAAGATAACATAGCAAATATGGTGTAAAATAATGGACAATACTATTTCGGCTACGTTAAAAGATGTTGTAGATAAGCATGAAGGCTTCTTAGAAAATCCTCTTGATGTCTATGATTCTTACACATACACCCTAGAGTGGTTTGTGTGTGACCGTAAAACAACAAGAGAGTTTCAAGAACAAGAAGCATTTAATATGGAGACAATCGTCTCCGACGGATGGCCACGTCTAACTGATAATGCTATAACAATAGCAAAAACTGGCGTTACTACCGAATTCACAGTGGCAGATTTGACTGTAGAGGCTGTTGGTGTGGGTAATGGAGATTATAGTAAGATTGCTGGAACAGCCGATAAGTTAAGTTTCACTGTTACCCAAGTTGGCAATACAAGTCTAGCAAACAGTTTACAAACTGTGGTTGCATTGTGTGGATTCAGTTCTATTACTGATGCTGAATATTTTATTAAAATAAATTTCGTAGGTCACGGCACACATGCGAAAAAAAAGAAACTTTCTCAAACAAAGGTTATACCATTTAAAATCGTAAATTATCAAAACTTAAATACTACAACTGATGCAAGAGGAACAACAACGGTCATTAGTGGACAAGTTCCGGCCGATAAAGTTGTAATGGACACTGATGTTGCGAAGACCCAACATGGATTCAGTTACAAAATAGCCAATAATTTAGAGGCATCATTGACCAACTTTTTTGCAAAATTAAACAAGTCTATTGAAGATAACGACAAGGCGCTTCTTGAATCTATGAAACACACATATGGTTACCAGTTCTCTGACCGAGTTAGAACTTTAGGATGGAACAACAGCGGTATGCCTTCAGAACATTCTCTCAATGTCAACAAAAACATGGTCCCAGTCGCAGAAGGCAAAAATCAGGCTGAACCTGCAGAGGGAATAGGACCTGGAAATCATATCTATAGTATTGTAGAAGAATTGTGTAGTGTATCTACGTTGATTAAAAAAGAAATTGTGTCAGACAATCCAGGATTTACAAAAGTTCTAAAAATAACTCCACATTTGCTGATTAAACCAGATGGATATAATCCTGTCAAAGGAACAGAAGCATATGATGTTTTATTTTTTATAGACTATGAAGAAAAAGTTGTCGTTCATAATATGCCAGACCAACTAAACAAGATAAGAAATAGTAAAAAAATGGTCGAAGACATGTTTGCAAACGGACATGTAAACAAGAAATATGAATATCTTTTTACTGGAAGAAATGACCAAATATTAGATTTCAATATTTCATTAGATGCAGAACTAACAAA